TAAGCAACAATGGGATAGATAGGTAGTAATCGTAAGACTGCAGTCGCTACTACTTTAAAGTTATGCGAAATAGATACGAAGTATATGCTTATCTATCCTTAATAAATTAATGAGATAGATAGTGCAAGGAAATTGAACTATTATGCTGATAGCAAGATATTACACTCCACTATCTATCCTTAATAAATTAATGGGAGAAAGATGATGACATTGATACCAACAGACAAGTGGATAAATCAAATACGAGTAGTACATTTTATGTATCAAGATCATAAAGTATATGCAAAGTGTAGATTTATAGATTACATAGATGATAAACATGTATGGGAAATACAAATATATTTTAATGATGAAGCTAACTCATGGTTAGTCCATCATGTGCCATACAATTATCATCTATCATATGCTCACAGAAGTAATTCTGTAAGAAGAAACTTTAGATTGTGTATGCAAAAATATCTGGAAGATTACATTTTATTACATGAACTTGTACCAGATAGACAAAGTAGTCTACCAATATAAAAACGAATTCCTTATGGGTGTAAGGATGTAATAAAACTTGGAGGTTATTATGCCAAATTGGTGTGAGAACAACGTGACTATAGGTCACAAACTTAAACGTAAACTAATACCTTTAGCTAAAGAGTGTATGAAAGATGAATGTAGATTGTTCAATCTTATTATGCCTCAACCAGACTGGATGACTACACCTAATGACAAGGGTGAGCTACCAAAACTAAAGGATATTAAAAATAAAAAAGGTGAACTCGTTATGAAAATCAAGGAGTTTCCAGATGGTACTCAAGATGATAGATGGTACGACTGGAGGTGTAATAACTGGGGTACTAAATGGGATGTCAATGAGTTTTATCAAGACTCATTTCCTATTGACTATCATGGTGCAGACGAAGAATATATAGATCGTAGTTATAATTACAAACTAGACATAGGCTTTGACTCAGCATGGTCGCCACCATTAGGTATCTATGCAGCGTTAGTTGAGCAAGGGTTTTATGTTTGTGCTAACTACATAGAGGGAGGCATGGGATATTGTGGCGAATGGTTGAATGGTAATGATTCATGTTTCGATTTCGATGAGGAGAATTTACCAGAACAATTCAAAGAACAAGTACAACAATGGAGGGTAGAAGATTGATAGTAACATATGAAGAACATGGTGATACTAAGACAGAAGATATAGATGAGTATGGTGATATCATATATAAAGAAGATGATTGTGAATATCAATATAGCTATGATGAGCATGAATACTGGTTACATAAACCATCTAATAAAATAATCAGTGTTCCCATATCTATAAAAAGAGACTGGGAACTTGCATGTCCGGAGGAAAAATGAGCAAAACTAAAATGGTAGAAGATTGGATGCCATCACAAGAAACTCTAATCAAGATGATGAGGTTATACCCAGAGGTAAATATACAATATGACAAAGAAAAATTCGTTGACTATTATCTCAGCACTGGAGGTGTATCAGCAAATTGGGATGCAACTTTCAGAAACTGGATCAGAAGAAGTGATGAATACAACAAACGAAATGCAAAGACATCGACTTCTCATGCTTCAACAAGTGCCGATTCAATTTCAGAAAGAAGGAATAGAATACTTAGTGTTGCGAAGAAAAGAGATACTGGAACTGATGGGGAAGTCAAACGATTTCCAACTAGAAAATAGTGCAGATGGTATAGCTCCAGACTTACTACAACAATGTGTTGTAGATATGGAGCTATGTACTAACGAGGATGTAGCTGTATGCTTAGAACGTATAGCTTCTACCTTTCAAGTTAAAGTGCCAGATGAAATAGGATTGCAAGAGTATTTCAATATACTCTCTAACTATCCTAACTTTGTATTGGTGTATGCAACTAATAATATATTAGCTGAATACCCTTATCCTCGTTTACCAGTACCTAAAGATTTTGTAGATAGGTGTGAGCCTATGTATAAAGAACATAAAGATTGGTTAGTATCTACTGCTCGAGCATTTGCTGACCTTGAAATATGGAAGAAGAAAGGCGGCAAAGTTATCAATAAATACATAGATAACTCTGCTGAATAGTAGTACAATAGTACTACATTAATATAACAATGGAGTAGATGATGATGGATAGAACAAAAGGGATAGGTGGTTCCGATGCTAAACGTGTATGGGATGGGGACTGGCTTAATCTCTGGAAAGAAAAAACAGGAAAGGTAGAACAGGCAGACTTGTCTGATGTGTTGCCAGTCCAGATAGGTATAGCAACTGAGTCAGTCAACTTAGATTTTTTAGAAAGAAAACTTGATACAAAAATTGAAAGAGATGTTGAGCTTAAACAAAACAAACATATGGTGTCTCACCTAGATGGGATGATTGTTTATAAAAACTCACCTAATATTTTAGTTGAAGCTAAGCATACATTTGATAACAACACATTAGAAAATGTAGCTAAATATTATTACCCTCAATTGCAACACTACATGATGCACGCTAAATGTAACGAGATATATTTGTCAGTTATATTTGGTAACAACAAACATGACTACACTTCTATTGAATCAGATCCAGAGTTTCAAAAAGAGTTATACAAAAGAGAAGCAGCTTTTTGGAAATTTGTAGAAACTAATACTGAACCAGTAGGCTTTGAAGATTTAGTAGACAGCACGCCAGATAACATTCCATTAGATGGAATGATTAAGATGGACATGAGTGCTAATAAAAAATGGATCACACATGCAGAATCATTGGTTAAATATAAACCAACAGTTGATGCATATGAGATAGAAAAGAAAGCAATCAAACAACTAGTCCCTAATGATTGCCGACTTGCTATGGGTAATGGTATTCAAGTAAGCCGAAACAAAAAGGGATATCTAACACTAAAACAAACTACAACAGAGGAGTAGAGAAAGATGAAAGATGAAAAAACCACTACAACAGAGAGTAGTAATAGCATGAAATTATGGAATTGTCTAGCTAAGACAGATCCAAACTACACAAAAGAAATAAATTTGGGAGCTATGAAATTCACAGCAGTGGATGCACACTACCAAATACAAAGGATGACAGAAGTCTTTGGTCCCATAGGAAAGGGATGGAAATGGACAGCAGAACATGAGATAGACAATGGTTTATACTTTGCATCCATTACTGTTCATTGGAAAGATAATGAGGGATGGTATTCATATGGACCAATAACTAGTTGTTACTCATTGACTAAAGGAAATGGAAAGGTTGATGATGAAGCTCCTAAGAAATGTACAACAGATGCTTTAACCAAAGCACTCTCACACTTAGGTGTAAGTGCTGATGTATTCTTAGGAATGTTTGACAACAGTAAGTATGTAGAAAATCTTAAGAAAGAATTTGCTACTGATACTCGTAGTCTAAAACAAATGCTTACAACATTACACAACTTTAAAACTATTAAAGCTGTAGATACATGGGGTATCAATGAAGCAAAACCTTGGTCGGCTGGTGCATCGGAAGATGATAAGACAGAACTAAGAGACGCTATGACAATACATAAACAAAAACTAAGAGAGGATAATTAAGATGGCAAGTAATAGCTTAAACAAAATACAAATCATAGGTAGACTTGGACAAGATGCTGAACATAAAGAAACAGCCGCTGGAAAATTGTTCATGAAATTTTCAGTAGCAACTGATAAGTATGATTATAACAGTAGAGAAACAGTACCAATATGGCACAACTGTTCAATGTTTAACTTTGGTGATAAGAATAGAACAGAGGGATTACATCCTTATATGACTAAAGGTAAACAAGTATACATTGAGGGATCAATGGATTACTGGGAAGATGACAATGGAGTACAAAGACCTAGTATAACTGTAGCTAATGTGGTTTTACTTGGATCTAAATCAGACACAGTAAACAGTCAATCAGAAAATAGTGCTGACACAGATGATGGGGTGCCTTTCTAATGACACACTTACAGATGGCTGTATTAAAGTATGTGACTGACTATGTTAATAAACACACAGTCAGTCCTACATACCGAGAAATATTTTTAGACTGTAATCTTAGTAGTAGAAATCATGCACATGTAATAGTAACAAGATTATGTAAGCTTGGTTATCTGGCTAAAGGAGATAAACAAGAACATAGATCCATACTACCAGTAAGAGAATGGCACGCTGCTAAAGATGAGTAAAAGAAAAAAGCCAAA